TCTTTCTTCTATTATTCTTTCTTCACTTACACTCATTATCTCTCTCCTTTAATTGTAATTCACAATAACATTTACTGTCTGTAATCCAAACAAACGAACACTCATCTCCCTCATTAGTCTGTTCATAATGACTACAAGATTCTGATTGCTTGAAGTCCTGTTCGTGTGGACATCTCTCTAGTTGATTAGCACAAGGGTTTTCAATAATTCCTACCCATGTATTAAATTCTTTCTTATCTTCAAGATTTAAAAACTCACTCATCATCTTCCTCCTTATTAGTTGTTGGATAAAACCATAGTCTGTACTTACCATCTTCTGCATATCCATGCTCGTACCATGACCTGTCATCTACCCACTTCTGTATTGTTTTAATACCCCACCTTTTGCAAAAACTAATTATGTTTGCTGATTCTCTACGATTACATACAATACTATCGCCATCTTCTAACTGAGTAACCCACTTGTACTTGTTTACATATCTTTGTGTAGCATTTCCTTTTGTTTTCTTTTTAGGTAGTGGTATGTTTTTCTCTACCTTAAACTCACTCATCATCTTCCTCCTTATCTATTTCGGTTTCATGCACTATAAACTGGTTTTCATCTTCCCATAAAGCTGAGGTTTCAGGCAAAAGACAATCCTTATCATTGATATCTGCTCCTCTATCTTCGTTATGCTGGATAATCCAATCTTCCATACTCAATGTTGTTGTGTCTTGGTAGTATGGCTCGTAATTATTTTCTAAACCACCTTTATAAATTATTGTTCTAACTATTGTCATCATCTTCCTCCTCATAATCTTCTTTAGATTGAAAATCGACTAGTTTTACTACCATTCGGTCATCTCTGTTTCTGTTTGGCATATCAAAGTGTTCCCATAACTCATCACACTCATTACCATAAATATAACTCCATTTATCA